CGGCCGGAGGGGCACTCGCATATGCGTGCATATTCCATTTTTTGTAACAGATACCGCCTGTGGCCCCCCCTATGGGCTTTTTCGGCCCCTGGGCGCATACGGCATTTCTGGCAATGGGGGTGTACCTTCGATCGGGTGAAGGCTCTCAGAGGCCTTATTTTGCGATATCGCAAAATAAGACAGTCACTGTATCAAAACGGGGCAGTTTTGAAAAGGTAGGGTTTAGGGGGATATCCGTTTTCGGATGGTGGCGAAAAGATGCCGGTTAGGTAGGTGAAAAACACTTTTTGGCACTTAGTAAATTTGGCGAAGTTTTGAGAAACGATTTGACAAGGACGCAACAATGAAACGCAAACTGACAGACAACGCGGGGGTCAGCAATGAGCGATAGCGAATTAGCTGCAACCCCTGGTTATCCCCGACTAGCCTGCCCATCGTGCAACTGTCAAGTCCGGTGGCGCAACCGCGAGGAACAGGACGACTTTCTCAGTACAGTCTACGCATACCTGGAATGCACTGGTTGTGGAATGCGGTCCAGGGAGGTCGTTTCGTTAAAGCCGCAGCGCAGCATGATTGCGAAAGAATGGACGGATAACAAGGAGATATCAGAACATGAGTAAACGAAACGAGCTGCTAGAAAAATATGGGCAGGCGCTTGCGGGCATCGTAACCGCTAAGGATGCCCGGGCGGCCCGGAGCCGGGAGCTAGGGCACGAATTGCGGACGGCGCGCCAGGCGGTGGGGATTTCCCTGCAACAGGTGGCTGAGAAAACCAACCTTTCGCAGGTGCTGATATCGAGTCTGGAGACTGGTGCGCGGTGCTACACGGCGGACACGGCAGAGCGGATAACTCAGGCGCTGATCGTGCTTGGCTGCAAGGATCTGGCGTAATGCTGTTGCGGTGGCTGAGATCGATTGCCGAGAGGCACCACAAACACCGGTGGGAGGTCACGCACACGAATGGCTGGATGTTATCTACTCGTGAGGAGTGCCGTTGCGGAGTGGTGCGTCACGTTGAGGTATCTGGTGTGAATAGCGAGTATCCACTGTGCTATCGCTGGCGCTACTCAGACGGAGGCGTGGGCCCGTGGCGCTCCATACTTAGGGACCGAATCATGGAGACGGGGGAATTTGACCCGAAATACACAGAGGAGCGCAGTTGTTTATGCCAGTGAGGCTCAAACAGCAGGAAGTAGCTGACGCGCTGAAGGTCAACCGGCGATTTGTGAGCGAGGCTATGCGGATCGAGGGCGCCCCGGATGCGATGAAGTACAGCAATCCTGGCACGTACCTGCGAGCGGTCTGCAAGTGGATGCGCAAGCATGGCAAAGGCAATCCCACGCCCCCAGACGGCGGCAAGAAGGCAGAGCCGAAAGCAGACACGCCACGGGCTGCGAAGCCGAAACGCAGGGCCAAGTCTGGGAGTGACACGCCAGCGGACGCCCTGGCAAGCTTTTTTGAGAACCTGGAGGCGCAGCGGGCGCTCAGTGCTGAGCTGTGGCGGGAGGCCAACGAAAAGAAGTCTGGTGATGTGACATTGCTACAATACGCCGTCAAGGTGAGCAGCGAGTTGCGACAAGGGGAAGCAATGTGGCAGGAGATGCAACGGGACTACGCGCAATTGATCCTGCGGGCCGATGTTGAAGAGTCCGTGGTAGCATTGGGGGTTGCCTATCGTGATTGCATAGGGGCCCTAATTGATGGCCTTGCAGACCCCACAACGCTGCTGGCGTGGATCGAGAAGATGCCAGAGCAATTTTCACAAGAGCAGAGGTGCGAGACGTTAAAGAATCTGTTGTATGACCACATCACGCCAAAGATTAACGAGTTGGCGGCCTCGCTGGCCAGTAGTCCGGACTCGTACGCGATCGACAAGCGAAAGAAGGAATGCAAGGCATCTTTGAAGCAATTTCTACAAACAGTAACTGAGGAGCTAGGCTAGTGTTTATCAACAGCGACAGAAACCCAACAAGTGCAGACTGCTTTGAAGAGGACGCGGTCTGGTGGAACAGCGAAACCGATGTGATGTACACGCAGGAATTGACGGAGTTGCCGCCTGTTGAAATCTTGGACAATTTCGGCAATGTTGTTGCAGAGATCGAGGATGTTGCTTGCAGCTGGGAGGTTGATCAAGTCTGGGAGCATGCGAAACAGGAGGAGTTCCGCGAATCGTCTAGCGATCTGGGCGTGAGCTGGACATGTGGGGCGGTGCTAGCAATGCTTGTTGTCGTGTGCCTCGTAGCGTGCCGCCAGGCGTTGAAGGCGTCACGGCCTGGGATTGGGTGAGTACGCATGTTGCCAAGTGCTACACGTGCCAGAGAGAGCAGGCAGCGCGGTGGGATGTGCGCGAGAATACCGCTGCAAAATTTGAGGCGGTATATGTGTGCGCGGTTTGTGGATCAGAAGTCAGAGTCAAGACATCACGTAAAAAGGGAGAAATGAAATGAGAATTGCAGCAGTGATTGTAGCATTGTTTTGCTCTGGGTGCGCCACGAGCAGCCAGAGGGCCGCGGGGATGGACAACAACGACGCGCGCAGAGAGGCCGCATGGTTTGGCGCCAAGTGGACTATCGAGCGCATGATCTTTGGCCCGGGCACGGCAGGGGATTGAGAAATGAAGTTAGCAGATGATGTAGCGCGCTGCGCAGGTGTCGGCAGCGACGCCGATGGCTGGCGCGATGGCTGCGATACATGCCTGAGGCGGCTCTGTCCAGGCGGACGCGTGCAGATGGATCCGCCGCCTATTATTGTTTTTGAGTGTGAATATCAGATTGAGGATAGCGCCGCGGTGACCGGCGAAGTCCGATCCACTGCGTTGTTACCGATTCAAACGAAACCACAGAACGGAGGATTGAGCGATGCAAACTAATCAAACTAATCGCGAGCGTCTTCTCGGCCAATGGGTGATAGAGCTTGAGGCGTGGATTCGCGAAGCGCTCCCCATGCTCGAAACCGCCGCGTGCATTGTGATTGAGGATTCGCGTGAGCGTCTGTCTGAGATATCCGGAGTCCGTGCCGTGATCGAAATGTGCCCACTTGATAACGCGGGGCTCACCCGCTTGCCGGGTGCAGCCCCTGGTTGTCATGTCAAACCTGTCATGCATCCCGACACATGGGACTACCACGAAGTAGACTGGGAGGCCGCATGCAGCCGCCTTGACCGCCTGTCATCTGGTGACTTGCAGATCTTGAATTGCTACCTGCACGCCAACGACTGCCCCACGATCGAAGGGCTTGCGGAGTTCGCAGCGAAAACGCGCCAGTGCCACGGTCGGAACCCGAGACTTGATAACAAGGGGTTATCTGGACAGGGTGAGCAGCCAGAGGCGGGCAATCCGTGATTGACGCGGGATTATTCGCAGTAGCTAGCTCAGGGATCCAATACCGGGCGCGAGAGTACCCTAGCCAGTGGGCGGGGCATGAATACGTAATCCCAGCCGAGGCGGGCACGGAATCGCCTGGAAAAATCAACATTTGGTGGATGCCCGTCAATGTTGGGATCATGGACGCCTGTATAGAGGCACGCAGGGGCGTTTTGTGCATCAAGTGTGTGCAGGTAGGGGTAAGCACTGCGATGCTCGCTGTAGTAGGGTATTTCTTGGCCAGGATTGGCGGCAGCATCTTCTATTGCCTCAACAAGGCTGAGACTATGCGGACTCATGCAATTACGCGATTTGAACCTATGATAAAGAAGTCAGGGGAGCTGTCAAATCTGCTGCTAGAGGGCCGGAAGGGCAAGGAGACGACAATGCACAAGCTGTTTCGTACTGGATCCCTGACACTTGCAAGCGCAGCTACGGAGAACAATTTTATCTCAGTGGGCTACAATGTCATGTGCCTGGATGAGTACGATAAGATGGGCGTTTTCCCATCCGGAAATGACGCGCGCGAGCTAAGCGAAGGACGGCAAGAGGCCATGATATCGCCGAAGCTGTTTGGATTTGGTTCCGGCAGTCGTCCTGATTCCGGAATTTGCGCAGCAGTAGAGCACGAATCAGACAAGCGTGAATTCTTCATTGAATGCCCACATTGCAAGGACCCTGTGACGATTGATCCATTGCGGGATATCAAGTGTGATACGGATCCTGCAACAGGCAAACAATTGCCACTAACTGCCAAGCTACTCTGTCAATTGTGCAAGGTCGTGATCACGGACACGCAGAGAGCTGAAGCGCTGACGCACGCAGCCAAAGCCGCGGCAGTCTGGTACACAGATGTGCCGCCAGATGACCGGCTTGGCTGGCGCTCCACTATGCCACATGCAGAGGCATTAAAGCGCCCCTATGCAGGTTTCCAGAACTACTCGCAGTTGCTTAATCCACGAAAGACCGTCGTTAGCGTGGCGCGGCGGTTGTTCGGTTGCAGAACGGAGGCCGCTAAGCGGACGGTCTGGAATGACGTTCTCGGGCGAGGGTATGCAGGGAGCGATAAGTCACTATCAGATGACGATGTACGCCAAACGTGCGGGATTACAACGGTTCCGGATGATGTGGCATTCATTACCGCGGGCGCCGATGTTCAGGATGGGGGCGATCGGGATATCATCCTGTATTACGATATCAGCGCCTGGACAAAGCAGGGGGTAAAAGTCACGCTCGACATTGGCACGCTGTACGCCAGCCGGTCAACACAATACAAGGCCGCAGAGCTGATGTTCAAAGACTGGAGCTGTAGGGACCGCCACGGCAAGCAATGGCGCATCAAGTGCATGTACATTGATGCAGGGTATCGGACTAGCGTCGTCTATAGTGTTTGCTCGCGGATATCCGGGCCAACCTCCGCGTGGTGCATGCCCGTAATCTACAACAGCCAGGGGCTAGACGGTGCAGCATACGCAGACGTTCCCCAGAACCCCGATACGGGCACAGAATCGCGACAAGTCACGATGGCAAGCCGCAACTTTGTCGTTGGCATGGCGATCGATCGCGTACGCAATAAACGGACAATCTTGCCGGATCCAATACCCAACACGGTGCTGGCACATTATCAGGCCAACATATCGGTACCGCATACGGACAGGCACGGCAATATGCGCGGGATGAAGTGGGTTAAAAGACAGGCTGCAGGCGACAAGGAGGAGCCAGACGACTACCTGCAGGCAGCTGGGTACTGTGAGCTGGCAGCGTTGCGCTGTGGGCTCGACAAGCTGGCCGGTGAAGAGTTGGCAAAAGCATTGGAGATTGCAAAGCAAAAGGCGAAGACAAAGGAGGCAAATCAGGACGAGTACAGGCGAAACCGGCAGCGGCAACAACGGAAGGCCGTTAAGCGGCACCATGAACGGAAACAAAATAGGAGATTAAGGCGATGAATGACGGAAATTTTGATTTTGGCGAGGCATTGCGGCGCTTGAAGGAAGGTAAGCGCGTGGCGCGGCAAGGCTGGAATGGAAAAGGGATGTTTCTGTGGCTTTTGCCTGCGAGCGAGATCCGGGCAGAGTGGATCCGGGACCCTTGGCTAAAGAGGCTGGCAGAGTTGGGAGGCGGCGTGATTCCTGCGCTTGGCTCGATTCGAATGCTGACGGCGAATGGGGAGATTCTCACGGGCTGGCTAGCAAGCCAGACTGATATGTTGGCCGAAGACTGGATGGAGGTGGAGTAGTGAAGCGAGTTGTACTTACTGCAACATTTGAGAATAACCGGATGTATCAACAGCCGCTTTCCAGGACGCGAAAGGGGAAGCTGGGGGCGAATAGCCCGGATCGGGTGAAGCAATCAGGATCAATTGCGCTAAATGCCAACGCCCTCGATAATGGTGCTATCTGGTACACCGATGGCGAAGTGTCCAAGATCCTGTATGAGTTCATTCCTGGCATGGGCTGGGAGCTGGCAAGCGAGTGCACCGTGGAACTTGAACGGCAGTATTTCGCAGAGATCAAGGCCGAATTTGACGAGCAAACCAAAAAGCAAGAGGCAGTAGCGTGAGCAAGGAACAACTGGTTGCAATTTTTGAAGAGTGGGCGCGACAATATGCTGAGGATCCAGGTGCGTTTGATGGCGTTTTGGATGACGATGGAAATCCTGTCTGGAATTATGGGCAGCAAGCAGCGCAAACATTCCTGGCGATCAAAGAAGAACTCGAAAAGCAAGAGGCAGTAGCATGAACCCAGCACCAAAACGACGCGGGCGACCACCAAAGAAAACCGCAGCACCAACGCCAGAACCAACGCCTACGGAAGAGCTGACGTTTGCCGCACGCGTGGACAATGTGCACAGCAATCGACACGGCAAGACGGCCTTTGCGTATGCGATGGGAAAGCGGCAATCGATCCCAGTGCCAGAGTCGTGCAATATTGGCGATACGGTGCACGTGACTGTGAAAGTTGAGGCGGGGGAATCCGAATGAATTGCGAAAAGATGCAAGAAATGCTTTCGGTGCCCCTGGCAGATGGTACGCGGCTGAAAATTGGGGACCACTTTACCGCAGTTGGCGTGTATCCCTTTTTCTGGGAGGGCCAAGAGAATTACAACGGTGAACTCTGCTGGTGCAATGAAGAGAAACTGCTGCATTTCCGTGTTTATCCGGTTTCTGATCGCGTAAGCGGTCGGGCGGTGGGCGGCTCTATATCTGACATTCCTTGGGGATCCATCGAACGCAGGGAGGCGCCACAAGATGCCTAGTCCAGCCAAAGGGGCGATAGTCGGCCGGAAGGCAATTGCTGCCTACATGCAGGTGCATGAGCGGACAATTACGCGTTGGATCCGAGTGGGGTTACCTGTGTACCGGCACGGGCTGCGGATGATCTGGGCGACGCGTAACGAGCTGGATAAATGGGAGGCGCCAGAGCATGGATAACGCGGGTGCCACATGCGGGCGAAGCGTCACTATTACCAAGATCGAGAGAGATAACAAGGGGTTATCTAAACATGAATAGCGGTGACGTGACCATCCAGAGCATACGTGAGGCGGTTAGGTCGCTTCCGCCTGTACCGATTATCTATGGAATAAGTTTTAGCCCTTATGCTTATGCAAATATTTCGCCCGGCGTGTTGGAGCCAGACCGTTACTCGCGGATCCCTATCCTGGTTGACCCACGGCAAGAGGAAGATTCACAAGTTTTTATGGATGAATCCAGCTGGCAAAAGCGGGTAAAAGAACAGCAAGCGCATGATAAAGCCATGGCGGCACTACGTGACATATAGTGACAAGCTTGTAGCATAATAGCAGCAGCGGCTGTATAGAGGTAGTATGCCAGAAACTACCTATACAGTCGCTGAGATAGACGCAATACTCGCGAGCCTGCTAACCTCTGCACAAGATGCAGCTGCAGCAGGCGGCGTCACGTACCATATGACCGCACAAGGCGAACAGGTGCGGATAGATCTTGCGCAAATCCGAAAGGACATTGAGTTCTGGCAGGGCCAGCGAGCAAATGCCCGGGGCAAGACCAAGCGCTCTGCTACTGTTCTTGCTCGGAGGCGGCCGGTATGAGCGGCAAGCAAGTACGTTTTAAGTCGCACGATGTACGAGGCTACAGCGATGGCGGGCACAGCCGCGCACGCTCCAGGATTGGCTACAGCAAGCAGGCAGATTCGAACGTTGCGAGCCCAACGAAGCGCAGCCGGTTGCGTGAGTCCTGCCGCCACTTGGACCGCACAAATTCGGTATTTCAGGCGATCCTAAACCGCGGTCAAGAAAATGTCATTGGGCTAGGCCCACAGATGACACCACAGACGCTTGATTCGGATTGGAATGCTGCCGCCAAAGCGATCTATGAAGAGGCCGGAAAGCGCGAGAATTACACGCGATCTGGCGAACGCAACAGGCGCCAGGTTGCGCAACTTCTTTGGCGCTCTAAGGAGCGAGACGGCGGCGCGCTGATCTATCACCCCAAGAACGGCGTACAGGTATTCGAGGAAGGCCAAATCCTGACACCGCGCAGCCAACGGAACAATCCGCGCGTGCGTGATGGTATCGGATATGCACAGGGCGGTTTCCTGGATCGCTATTTCGTCGGGCCATACAGCAAGTTTGGTTTTGTCGATGACAACAAGGCCGTTGGGCTAAAAGCCTGGCACGTTGACGAAGAGCTAAACGTGCGCCTGCCCCTAACAACGTACATTAAAAACGAGCAGTTTATCAGCTCGCTTCGTGGTGTGCCTGCAATGGCAGCGGCGATTGATCACATGGAACGCCTGGACGAATATTTAGAGGCGATTCTAGACCGGGCGGTAAACGAGGCTTGTGTATTTGGCGCAAAGTTTTCGGACGATGAAAACCCCGAAGACGGTGTCTCTGCAGACCGCGACGACGACGATGGCCAAAGCGATGCTGAATCGAATTATGACCGCGTTGCATTCATGGAGTCTGGCGTCATTTGGAACTTTAAAAAAGACGACGAATTTCAGCTGTACCACACGACGACTCCCAACACAATGATTCAGAGTTTCGTGCGACTTGTGACGCGCCTTAGTTCGATCGCTCGCGGGCAGCCGACTGAGATTTCAATGCTCGACTTCGGCGATACCAATTTCAGCGCCAGTCGGGCGGCGATCGAGCAGGCCAAGCTATTTTTCCGGCTTGAACAACGTGCGATGGGTGAGCTATTTTGGGTGCCTGACTATCATTGGTGCTTGTACGAGGCAATCAAGTCTGGTGCCCTGCCATATCGTGAGGATTGGCTGCAAGTCAAATATGATCCCGCGGGCTGGCAATATCTGGATCCAAAGGCCGACGCACAAGCCGCGGCTCTACGCCTACAATCAGGCGAGGCGACGCTGACGAAAATTCTCAGCGAGCGCGGCATTACGCTGCAGCAGCACCTTGAAGAGGCGGGCGAGGAGATTGTAGTAGCACAGCGGATTGCAGACCAAAAGGGCGTGCCTGTTGAATTGATTTTGAAACACGCTTTCCAGACTGCGACCGGGGAAAAGAAAGAGGAAAAAGAAGATGCCAAATAGAGTAAACATTCGCGGTATTATCGTAGGCAGCATGTATGATGATCCATGGCTGCAGGACTACATCGATAACGGCGTAATAACGCCGGAAAGCTCATTCCGCAAACAACTGAATGCGGCTAGCCGGTCGGAGGACTTGGAGCTGTATATCAACAGCCCCGGCGGCAGTGTTTTTGCTGGCTATGAGATGCTTAATGATATCCGCGCGTGGATGGACAACACCGGGCACGGCGTATCCGTCACAGTTGGCGGACTGGCTGCCAGTATGGGCGCGTATCTCGCTACATTTCTGGGCCCTGTCACGGTTCATTCCAACAGCAAAATCATGTTCCATTCCGCGGCCGGGGCAGTGTCAGGCGGACCGCAGGCGATGGAAGATGAGGCGGTGCTTTTGCGGCAGATTAACGCAGAGGTTAAGACGCGGCTGATTGATCAATACGGCGCGCATCCTGACGACGTGGAAACGTGGTTTCAGGAAGGGCGCGCGGGCTGGCTTGATGCGAATCTTGCCACACAGGTTGGCTTGGCCAACAAAACAATTGGAGCGCTTGCCGCGGCTCCCGCTCGCGCAAAAGTAGCGGACGAAGCTCTGCAGGACCAAATCGCAGCCGCGTGGATGGGGGTAGATGATGAATGCGATAGCCGGAAGACTTTCGAGGCCAAAACAAACAACAGCAAAAAGGACGGAGGACGTAACATGTCGAAATTGCAGACCATCCTGGGCAAACTTGGATTTGGCCCACAAAACAACGAAACCACAGAGCAGTACGAGGCGCGATTTGAAGCGCTGAGCGCGTGCGAAGACATGCTTGGCCCCGATGGTGTCAAGCATGCACTGGCCGACGGCCTGACCGCCACTGAAGCCATGCAGGTGCGCTGGAATGAGGCCGTAGAGGCCAAGGAAGCAGCGCAGAAAGAATCTGCAGAGCTGCAGGCAAAGCTGGGCGAGAAGGCCCAAGAAGTTGCCACGCTGCAAGGCCAGCTGAAGGACGCGCTTGAGCGCCCTCACGCACACCTTGAAGATGGCAAAGAGGGCGGGGAAGTCGATATCGACTCTCTGCATGCTGAACTAGTTCAAGGTGGATCTACGAAGACCGCCGCGTGGCAAAAGATTGCCGCGGACTATCCTGAAGAATATTCGGCCTGGATCGCGGCCGGAAAACCAAAAGCACGAGGTAAATAATCATGGGTAATACCTATGTTGATGGTGCTCCCACATTCGAAGCTGGGGAAGCACTTGAAAAGTACCGACGCGTAAAGCTGACTGCAGCTCGCACGGTGTCCTATGCGGACGCTGGCGAGGACTCAATCGGCGTCACGTTGTCGAAGGTGGCGAGTGGCGAGCAAGTCGCTATTCGGCCATTCAACGCAGAGGGCACCGTACTGGTGATCGCTGCAGGTGCATTTGCCGTGAACGCAGACCTGTACGGCGCTGCAGACGGCAAAGTGGATGACGCAGTAAGTGGCAACAAGCAGCTGATCGCTCTGGAGGCCGCAAGCGCCGATGGTGATGCAGTTGAGGCTATCGCCACTGCACCGTCTGACCTGCTGTCTTTGCAGTCACTGATCAGCGATCCCGCAGCGTCTGCAGCAATGACGTTTGCTGCCGGATCGATCGACACTGGAACGGACATGACGGCGGCTGAAGCAGCTGCAATTGTGACCGATCTGGCCGCACTCAAAACCGCCATTGATGCCAACAATGCAGCAATCGATTCTGTAATCGACGCACTGCAGGCAAACGGCATCGTAGCAACCGCATAAGGGAGGCCGGAACATGCCTGAATTTCAAGGAACCAATCGCCGCGACCTAGCAGATGCGGTGCTTGAGTATACAACGGACCTGAGCCAGTTTATCGGCTCCAGTGTCCTCCCACCTTACTTTGTCGAGTCGTTGAAAGGCGAATTTGACAAGGTGGCAGTGTCTGAGGGAACGAAGACAACTGGCAACCTGAAACGTGGCCGCAAGGGCAAGTTTCCTACGATCGAGCACGTAACCACAAGCGACACTTTCGCCTGTGTGGAAAGTGCACTTTCTGAGGGGATGGATCGCCATCTGGATCCTGCCGCTCTTGGCCGTGTCCTGCGTGGTGAAATCGACAGTTCTCAGCTTTTAGCGCTGCATTTGATGCGTGCGTACGAAGTTGAGGCCGCAGCAGCCGTGTTCAATACGAGCACGTTTACGGCCAATGATGTCGGCACCGAATGGAACAATTCGGGGAATCCTGTGAACGACATTCAGGACGCAAAGTTGAGCCTGATTCAGCAGCTGGGCGGCGCAATGCCTCCTGATGCTGAAATCTGCTTGGCCCTGTCCTCGAAGGTCCGAAAGGAGATCATCCAGAACAGCAACTTCCAAGCCCTACTTGCTGGCGGCAATGGTGGTGCTGCAGCCCGTAATCTGAATCCTGCCGATTCAGTCATTGCGGACATTCTGGACGTGAATCAGTTCTTCCATTCGCCTGCGCAGAATGACGGCGCAGATATCTGGGATGACGAGTACGCCATGCTGTTCATTCGTCGCCAGGAAATCGGCGATGGTGCGCTGTTGCGCGGCGTCCAGATGGGCCGTACTTTCATGGTTTCGGACGAGGCGAATGATCCCTCTGTCGCGAATCCTTGGAACGCAGCGACCTGGGACGAAGACAACCCACCTGTACGCACTGTTGGTGTGTGGCACATCAAGCAGGAGAAGATCCTGACGACTGAAGCCGCGTACCTGATCGGTAACGTACACACCTAATAAGGTGGCCCGCCCCCGGGGGTAACTCCGGGGGCTGGTATCGCGAGATAAAAATGGCACTTACAGCATATCTTGATGCATTAAAAGCTACGGTATCTCGCGATACCAGCAGGACCACAAGCCTGGAAGACTTTGACGCAGGAACATTCAGCGGAAACTTTAAACAAAATGCAGTCGATCCATACAGCGCGATGCAAGGAGAGGGAGAGCACATTACCGGCTCAATCCTGTACCAACGTGCTGATTGGTCGCCTACGGTCAATGATCACGTTACGCGGGACTCTGACAGCACAAGCTGGACAGTTACTGCAATCAATGAGGTTGACAGTTTGCGCGCTATTGCTCAGCTTTACCGCGACAATAGGAGGACTGCAGGCAGTGAGTAATGCGCTCAATAAGCACACGCTCAACTTGCGTACGCAGCTGGCTAATACGACTGCCTTCCAGGCTTGGACAGGTGCGAGCGATGCCAACGATGCAATTGCAAACTACATCCACCTGTATTCGGTCGATGCGCCCACTACTGGCGCCTGGGCGGTTTTGGCCCGCAGCGACGAATGGAGCTGGCAGGCCACGAGCCGCGCGAGCGGAATTGCAGCAGGCACAACGAAGGCTGGCACTGTTCTGGCATTTTTCGAGATCACGGCGGAATTTAACGAGGCGAATACCGTTGCATTCCAAGACAATGTTTCAGCCACACTGGAGGGCATGCTTGCAATCAATGGGCTGCATATGCTGATCGATTCGATTCAGGAAATGGCGCCGCCGAAAGACAGCCCGTTTCCCACATGGCGGTACAAGGATGGCGGCGAGCGGATATACGCGGCCTATTTTAAGTTTGCGAGGGCTCTCGCAACATGAGCGTACTCACTGCAATGAAAGGTGCCTTCCCAAAAATGGACCGCGAGACGATGTCCAAGGCGTTTATTGATGGGCACAAAGAGGCACTACCGAAGCATCGAGAAATTGCGTTGCCGCGTCATTTTAAATCGACTGCGCCAGGGCGGTACGGCGGGCATGTATCCGACAAGCGCAAGCTCGAAAACTACTACAAGCATTTGTTCTCGACACTGACGCCAGCCGAAGCCGAGGCCCTGCGTGCACAGCTAAATGCAGGGGGCCGCGATGGTAGCGACGATCGCCCAATGTGGCACACAGGCAACCTGGAGCAGCATGTCGGCAATGCCCCCATAGAGCTCTCTGGATCCTCAATCCGATACAACATGCGGATGGAGTTGCCGCCGTACGCTGCAGACCCGAAACCGGGGCAAATCAAGCCTGCTGTTGCGCTGGCGACTGCAGTAGACGACGAAGCAGAAGACTACGCCAGTATTTTAGCCGCTCACGTGATAGAAGTTTTTGAATCAGGAGGTAAGTAGCCATGGGACAACATGCACCGTACGTTTTGAATTTTAATGATGGCTCAGACAACCGCGTTGCGTTTGAGCCCGGCAGTTTCCGCCTGGGCAATGACCTAAACATCGAGGACGTGCAAGTTGCTGGCCATCTGAAGCCATCACTGAAGGCCGTTTTGGCTCGGATGCCTTACATTCGCTGCACGATTCCAGACCCAACATTTGTTGACGACTGGAAGACAATCAAGAGCGGTGGCGACTATGACTACGTCATTGCCAATATGCGCGAAGTTGACGAGGATGACGCATTCACGGCCAACTATGACAGCTACCGGTTCGATAAGGGCGTACTGGTCCCTGTTAGCCTGACCGCATCACGAAGCAAGGCTTGCCGCGTCGACGTGCTTGTTGTGGGGCTGTTTGGCGAGACTGGATCGCCTCCGGTTTCTGATGGTTCAGCCTTCACTGTTGGCGCTGTTTCTGACAGCACGCTTGCCGCGCAAAGTGTCGCGTACATTCCCAAGCAAGTTGTGATCGGTGCGACCACATACGCCCGGCTGATGGAGTGCAGCCTTGCCTGGACAATCGACGTTCAGACAGACGACCAAAAAGAGCCAATCTACGCGTACCACACGCAGAACTTTATCAGCGGCAGTCTGCTATTGCGCGATAGTGCATATGCAACGCAAGACGTGCTGGAGGATGGGGCGGACGAAACCACATTCACAATCACGCTGGAAGACACCGAAGGCGGTAGCGACAAGACATTCACGCTGGGCAACGTCAAGGTGACAAAGGCCGAAATTCAAAACCGCGATCTGCGGATCGAGTTTAGCCAAGTTGAGTAGTCAAGCTCCAGCCTTCCTGTACTGGTTTGAGCGCGAGCGAACTGCAGACAAGTTCACCGCAATTTACGGTAAATTCTGCGAGTCCACGCAATGGCGTTGGCCCAAAGACCAGAACAAGACGCGCAAGGGGACGCTTGCACGTCGACACCCTGGCACGCTGGCAGCCGCAAAGGATGCCAAGTACAACTGGAAGCGGCTCGTAAAGGCCGATGAAGGCGATTCCAGGGGCGAGGTTTGGATTGGGATTCGCGCGGGGATTACGCCGGAGGAGCTGGAGCGCAAAACATGTGGCGGGTTCGCTGTACCACTGGGCGACGGCAACACGTGGCGGGTGCCTGTGCTCGACATTTCATCGCCCAACCTGTCTATTGACTATCGCGAGGTTTACCTAGATTCGGCCTGGCAACAAGTGCCAGTGCAGGAGCATGTGCCAGTGTGCGAGCAAGCGATGTTTATCGCAGGCCGGTACCGTGAGGCAATCTTAACAGGCGCCCAGAAAATGGAGTTGCCTGGCGAGGGAGACGAGTACTTGCGGGATTTTGTTGCAAAGGTGCTGGCTGTCAATTATGAGTTGAACATTTACGAGGCCAGCCAGCTAGAATTGTTTGGCCCTGCGTACTATTTGCCATGCGTGCAAGCTGCAATTGACTGGCCAAGTATGCACAACGTTTTAGTTGATCTATTATCGGAGGGCAACGGAAGCACAAACCCTTTAAGGGTAGTGCAAGATACCAACGATTTGCGCTTTGGCGAGCGGGGATCATTGACGAATACAAGCCAACCTGCGTTGACGCCTGGCTTGTCGCAATCGAACAAAGAACAGGAGCAAGAACATGAGTAATCCACGATGCAAAACTTGCCAACACAAGAACGGCGATGATAAGATTGTCGGCCCTGATTGCCTGCCCTATAGTGTCCTGGGCGAAGTTGTGACCTATCGTTGTCCACGCTGCGGAGCGAAGGAAACGGCAAAGAATCCAGAGGCCGACACCACGCAGACAAAGGCCGCGCGGCGCAAACAAGCAGCCGCAGAAAACGCGAAGAAAACGGCCGCGGAATCGTGATAAGTGGCGAAAGCAACTCTAGACATTGGCGTACAGCTCCAGGGCGCATCTGAGGCCGTACGCGGGATCCAGTCTGTCAGCGATGCAGAGTTGCGCGCGCTGCGTGCGTCTGCTGCTGCCAACGAAAAAGCGCAGGCGAGCCAGGCCAAGTCACGCAAAGAGACAAAAGACACATCGAAAGAGCAAGACGGGCTAAACCAGAATCTAAAAATTGGGGCGGGGCTGCTTGTCAAGTTCGGGGCTGGCTTCACTGCGCTAGGGGCTGCCAGGGGGATACTCAAAACCCTGAACGATGAAGTCGAGAACACGATTCGCTTACAGAATCAGGCGGCCGGATCGCAGAAGACTTTCGCGACGAAGAAAGCCGAATTCATCGAGTCGACGCTGTTCAATGAGGCCAATACACTTGCGGCAATCGACTTCGCCACGACACGCGGCGCAAAGCTCGGCAAGGGTGGAGCTGGCCGCGTACTCGATGCGATCCAGCAAGTAGGGCCAAAGGTCGGCGAGGGCCGGTTGCCAGAGATCTTTGATCAGCTAGACACGGAGATTGCAGCCGGTGGGCTGCAGCCTGGGCAGGAGTTTGGCACGAAGGTTGAAAGCTCGATAATGCTGGGCGATATATTCGGCAGCGATCGGGGCGCACATATTCAACGCCAATTGATCGCAGAAGGTGGCGCGGATGTGCTCAACACTCGACGCAATTTGCCCAAACTGCTGCCAGCCTTGAAGCTAGCAGAAGACGCTGAAAGTGCTGCACTATTGGCTGGCGCATTTCAGATTACGACGGGGGCTGGACAGCTGGCCGATCAGTCGGCAGGCGCAGTTGGCCGCGTAGGTTCGCGGCTCGGTTCTAGCAATGTCTTCAAGACGTTTTCGGGCAAAGATGTAACTCTTGCAGGCGATACCCGCGGCGAAAAACTTGTCAGCGCGATTGAACAGGTTGAGGCGGGAACCGTATCCTCCCAGGATGTTGTAGAGGCATTGGCGAAGGAGGGGCAGTCCGCACAATCCCTAGTGGCAAACGTGCTGACCGCAGGAAAGGAAGCGCTGCTTGCAAAGGCTGCAAAGTTGCTTGATGTCAGCAAGCCTGGCGGCGCTGATTTGATCGGCAGGCAGACGGCGCTCACGACGGCGGCAATACCTGAGGGCGTTAGCATATTGACTGCGCAGGAGCAGGCCGGACAGCTGGACGTAGGGCAGGCCGCTAGCACGGGCGCCCTAAAAGGGCGGATAGCAGAGGCTGCAGCTACAACACGAGCAGAGGTAGGCTTAGAGCCACGTCTAGGCGCAGGTGGCGTGTTTAGCCGCTTCACGGGCATTTTTGGGGCACTAACGGGGCGACGCAGCGGATTGCTTGCAGGCAACCAGGCCAGCCCCGACCTAACTGCTGGGCAATTGGAACAGCTGGAAAAAGATTTGACGTTGCAGGATGCAATTGCAGAGCTCTCGGAACAACAGACAGACACCACGTCAGCGCGTGGCAAACTCGGATTTGAGCAGGTTACAGGCCGCATAAAAACGCTTGATGATCTGGCGCAATTTGCTGTGCAGAATGGCTTGATTGATGCAGGCCGCAAGGGGTTCGCTCCAATCGAGGAAGCGCTGCTTGGTCGGGCAGGTGCTACAGCGGCTGAGCAAGGCGCAGTACTGGGCGCATCAGGGGCGGGCGATACTGCAGCACTTGAAGAGGTCGTATCAACAATTGTTGACCGTCTGCAGAAACTTGCAGACGCACTTGAGAACGTCAATGATGCGGCAGGATCGAGCGGTACAGGCGTACCGGTGGCCCTGCCAGCACAAGCAGCGGAGACTGGGAACTAATGCCAGCGACACCACCAACAATTGTGCTAAATGTAGGCGTAGCCCTGGGCGACTTTGGGCGCGTATCGCGAGTAATCGACGACTGGCAGCGAGAAGGCGCCGACTACAACTGGCGCGAAACCATGCAAGCCAGCATGGATAAGCAGATTGAGATTCGTTCATTCTTTGCCACGGAAACGCTTGCAGAGAATTATATCATTTTCATGTACAACGCACAGGCCCGCGCGATCCTTCTTAGAAACAATATGGATGGGCGGCAGTACAGCGTTGTGCTCAAAAAGGTCATGCATGTACATGAGGGCGCGCCTCAAAAGATAGGCGGTGCAGGGCTGGTAACCGGTGAGTGGCGCGTGCGCGCTACTTTGCTGATTCGGAGGCTCTGATATGCCTAACCCATTCGAGGCACTTACAACCACAGTTTACACGCACTCCGGCAGCTTTCCCACGGCTGGCATGAGCTGGACAACTGTTGACGACACGCTAGAGCTAGACGTGCTCGATTTGGTCGCCGCGCCTGGGTTCAGCCATGCGACATTTACGCGCAAATATGGCAAGATCAACGGGGCTGCTAGGGCTGCAGCCAATTACGTTGGCGGCTATGTCAAAGTCGAAATCACGGACGGCACCGACACTATCAGCTGGTGGGGATATGCCGCAGCGCCACGAGATGAGCCGATGCGCGATTATGTCGATGGCCCGACCACGTATCCGACTGGCAATCACTATCTGACGGTCTTCGATCTAGGGCACTATTTGGACCGCGAATTGATCGCAATCAGTATGGCCGATAACGGCACATTACAGCGCGTAGTCCCATTGAATTTCGTCTCGCGTGGGCGCAATCGGCAGTTACAGGGCAACCAAACTTTGAACGCTATTTCGCAATTGGCTGTCGATTCCGCGCCAGGCACGGGGGATCTATGGACTGCTAAAACTGCTCTTGAGTACTGGGTGCAGCTGGTCACTGAATCAATTGGTATCACATTCGTGATTAGGTATCCGGCAGGCACAAGCGATCCAGACTTTGAAAATGCGCTCGATGAAGTGCAACAAGTCTGGGATTGGGAAGGCAAAACATTCTGGAAGGCCCTACAGACAATCATCAACCCTGAAATGGGGTTTATGTGCTGGCTTGATGGCTTGGATCTGCATATCAATTCGGTAGTCGATACGGATATTGATGATTCAGGCGGCACAACAATTGTGCCAGCAAACCCAGATACTGTAACCTTTGGCGCCGCCACGCTACATCACGGACAGAATCCCACAATAGACCACCTTCATAAGGTCCATTTTGATAAGGTCGTGGTGCGTGGCGCGCCTCTCCGTATTACGTGCACGCTGAGCACAAGCAAGGGCAACCTTGAAGCTGGTTGGGATCCCGCAGATGAAACAACATTTGGTGCCGCAGGCGTTGAAACACAGAGCAGGCGAGAGCTAAAAGATGTCTATCGTTTGTTCAAAATTCCAGACAGCTGGGATGGTGAGGACGGCAGCGGCAATATCCTATTGCCAGTTGCAACGACGACGGGCGGCGTAGACTGGGCAACAAAGCAGCCAGTCTATTTGCATGACTTGCAAATAGAGAAACTTGTCCCAATTGATGGAGGCCCGGAGGCGATACGCGGCTGGGTATTCAAGGATGGTGAATACTATAACATCGCCGACAATCCGGAGGGAAGCAACGCGTCAATATCGGTGATGGATTATGTGGCCGGTTTGCGCATACAGGGCGAGAGCCCCGCGAGTTTTGGGCTAAACCATCCCGTGGGGGATGGTGATGATCAATGGGACTGGGAAAACCTGTTTTTCACCGTCAGTTTTTACACAAACGATCACTTGCGCTACGAGTTAACGAGCACAGAACCGGAGCCAGGCGACAAGACTCGGACCAAGTACATCGACGTGCCAGAGCTGCAGTGGCACGGGATTGCCGTAGGAACTTGGAAAGATGCCTATGCAGCAAATCTATTTACACAGGCGACAAACGCCACGCTGCGCGATGACAGCGCCATGCTGGAAAAGATCGCGCTAGTTGCTGAAGCCTATTATGGGCGCCGAAAGTCTGTGATCAAAAACGCGTACTTCACTGGCATAATTTTAGACCGAATGGGCGATATGGTTACCGCTGCCAGCTATGGCGGTTCCCAGGACAGTGTAGGTACAGTGATTCAGCGCATAACGTACGACTTTAGGCGCAAGCAACGAACAAGCTTTCAGACCGATTTACTGGAGCCTGATTTCACACGCTGGTTTAGCCGTGGGCAGTCAGCCGCGGCCAAGCGTCGTACCAGTTTTGAGGATGCGAATGCAGCACAGGGCGGAGTTGTTGTTCCCGCCGCACCGGGTGGCGGGGCGCTCGTTGGGGCAGGCACGGGATACATAGCAAAAATCACGGGCGCGGCCAGTCCAG